TGCAAACGCCAGTGGGCGAGCAGACAGCCACGCCGCCAGCAGCCACGCTGCCAGCGACCCCAGCAGCCGCACCAATGGTTAACAACCAGCAGGCGCTGGCTGGACTGCTCACGCAGGCGATCCCGCAAGATCCGTTTGAAAACCTTTCCCGTGGCCAGCGCACTATGATGGGCTTCGCCGCGTTGAAGGATGCCGGTTTTGCATTGCAGGGCAAGGAAGGCACTGCGGTAAGGGGCGTCATAGATGACATCACAAACCGCGCCGACATGGAGCGTAAGCGTCAGGGTGCGCTTGCACGCAACCAGATGATGGCGAATGCCCTTGGCGGCGGAGCTGCCGGTGCAGGCGCGCAGCCTCAAACCGCAGAAGAGTATCGCGCAGCAGCGCAGAATTTGGCACGTCAGATTGCAGTGATGGGGGACGCTGGGCAGGCGCTAGTGCCCATGCTTAATCAGTATATGGCAGAGGCCGAAAGACTTGGCTCGGTTGAACAGAGCGAAGTGAGCGTGACCCAAGGCTCTGCGGAGAGCTTTGAGACAGTCACTGACTTGATCCAGACAGTCACCGAAAAAGAAGGCGTGACTGGGTTTTGGGGTATGGTTCTTGGAAAAATTCCATTCACTGCTGCATATGAGGCCAGAGTGGACGTCCAGACACTGCGCTCCAACATGGCACTAGGTGCACTTGTGCAGTTAAAGGCGGATGGCGGAACTCTGGGATCTGTGTCTGAAAAAGAACTTGAGCTTCTGGAGTCCGATATTAAAAAGATCGACTTTAACCAGAAGAAATCCGCTGTCCTTAAAGACTTGGAGTTTATTCAGGATAGGTACAAAAATGTCATTCGTGCTGCGTACCGCGACACAAGTCAGCCAGAGAAATTGGACGCAGTTATGGAGCAAGTATTTGGCGAAGTGCCAAGCTGGGTTGGTGGCGCGGTGAAAGAGTATACTGTTGGCAGCGTGACTGTGGGAAACATGATTTTTGACGCAGAAGATCAAAAGTATTTCGAATACCTTGGCGGCGATAAAAACGACGCATCTAGCTGGAGGGAAATGTAATTATGGCCGGACCATCTTGGACACGAAAAAACTCGGATGGCGGTGCTGGAAGCGGCCCGTCCTTTACTAGAAAAAAGCCTGCCTATAAACCGGCCCCAGAGGGCTATGAAGTTGTTGAGGACTTTGGCGACGGCAGCTACGTGGTACTGGGTAGCGAAGGCAACCCCTCATTTGTTGACCAAAATGCAGGCTACTCTACCAGCGATATTGGGGCAATCTCTGAAATTATCAAAACCAAAAAGGCTGGCGGTTCTGCTATTGAGCGTGCTGGGCAAATCTCAGTGGGCGAAGACGCGCAAAGAAGGGTTGGCGAGGGAACAACCCGCGTCATTTCTGCGGCAGAAGGTATCCCATTCATCGGCGAGGCAATTGCACCATTGGCGGCTGGCATGAGATCCGAAGCGCAAGGCACAAACTTTGCTGATGAGCTGAACACACTCAAGACTGCCGTCGGAAGGCGTGAGCAGGAGGCACCTAAGACCGTTGGAGCTTCACGGCTTGCCACGGGGCTGGCGGCATCAGCACCTTTTGCAGCCAAGCAGAAGGCTCAGAGCACGCTTGGAAAGATGGGCGAAGGTGCTATGGTCGGATCAGTTGCGGGCGGGTCAGAGGGTTTGATTTCCGGCTTCATAGAGGGCTATTTCGACGACCCAGAGCAGGGATTTCTTGACCGCATCGGCACAGGTTACGAGAACGCCAAGACGAGAGGCGCAACCGGCGCGCTATTCGGCGGCGGCTTTGGCGCGGCACTGCCTCCCTTGGCGGACACCGCCGGCTACCTGTACAGCCAAAACTTAAAAGAGCCTGTACGGAAAATCGTTGAGAAAATCGGCTTCAAGGACGACGCGGCCAAGATTGTCGAGGAGACACTGGCAATGGATGCCGCCGGTGCCGTCGAGAGCGCAGCCGTTCAGGGTCCATACGGATCTATCGCAACAATCGGCCCGAACACTAACGCCTTGCTAGACGTCGTGGCTAACTCGCCAAGCGAAGGCGCAAGGATTGCGCGTAAAAACCTGAAAGAGACTGCGGTTGCGGCGTCCAACGACTTAGTTGGCATTCTCGACAGCGTCCTTGGCACTCCAGCCGGTCGGGGCGGTGGGATCAAGACGCAGAAGGCAGAGATCATGGAGAAGACTGCCCAGTCACGCAGAGATTTGTATGAAAGCGCATACGACTTCAAGATCACTCCGGAAACGGACGGTGGAGAAGAGGTGCTTAAATTATTCAGCCAAGTCACAAGTGAAAACCTTGATGGTGCAAAAAAACTGCTTCAGCAAGATGGAGAGGCTTTCAACTTTATTGGCGGCAAAAAGATGTCGCAAGCTGAACTCAACGACATCAAGCCTTCAGATCGCAATGGCTTGGACGTGGTCGGCAACGCTGATGGCTCTTACACTGTGTCACGCACGCCTACGGTAGCCACTATAGACTACGTGACCAGAGAAATGCTGGATCAAGTCAAGGCGTTGCGCATGGCGGGCAATGACGCGGGGGCGCAATCAAAGCGTCTCCTTGCAATGAAGCTAAGGGCATCCTTAGACGCCGTGAACCCAGACTATGCGGCGGCGCGTGCGGCCGGTAAAGACGCCATCGACCAGAAGTTGATGGCCGATCTCGGTAATGACTTACTAAGGCCAAGTTTCCGTCGTGAAGACTTGCTTTTGGAGACTGCGGGAATGGACGAAACTTCCATAAAGCAGCTACGAATTGCGCTGCGAAATGCCATTGATGAGCAGGCGGCAAACGCAAGGGTTAATCCGCGCGGCGACAACGAACAGGAAGTCGTTGAGGCTTTGGCGACGCTGAAATCTATGAACTCTCGCGCTGTAGCAGATAAGTTGGAGATGGCGCTTGGTGTGGATGACGCCGCGCGCATTGGCACGCAAATCGCGCAAACATCTTCGGCGCTGATGCAGAGTGCCTCGGTCGCAATGGGTTCCAAGACTGCCATCCGGCAGATGGTCGCGGATCGGATGAAGGAAATGGTGGGCGAAAGCCTTGGCGAGACAGTCTCAAGGCAGGGCTTGCTGTCGACAGTTACCGGCGCAGCCACAGACGCAATGATCGGCGGCCCAAAGCAGTCTCAGCGCGTGCGTAACGCGGCGGCAGAGATTGCGCCGGTCCTTACGCAGCGCAAGACACAGGCGCAACTGGTCGAAGAGGCTAGACAGATGGAGCAGATGACGAAACTTATCGACCGCGCTAATAGAGGTGGGCGGAATGCGTCTGATCTCATTAGAAGCACCGGAACGCCTATTACGGCGCAACAGTCATCACAAGGCCCAGACAGCGCGACTGAAGGTCTGCTTCGCCAGATGGGCCTCGGAATGTATCCGCGTTAATCCGCAGACTTCGCCTTGCTGGCGCGCTTGGGTTTCTTGAGCGCGTCTAGCTCTGCGTCCATTTCCTCGATCAATTTGGCCGCGTCTTCGCACGCTTTCATCATTGCGCGCGGATTTGAGATGCGGTGTGGCTGGCTCAACAGGTGTACCAGATTGATCTGTTTGTCGTTTAGCATGCGTTATCCTCCGTTAAATGCTCGTTAACTTTTACCAGCGAGACGCTTGAAATGCAAACTTGGCCAAGCTAACATTGTTGCAGATGTGTTTAGCCTTTTTCACATTGCCTCAACTGCCCCCAATACGTGTCAGGTTTCGCACTGCACTGTTGGGGGCTTTTTTTTGTTTTAGGGGGTTGTATGTCTGTTCTGTTAACCCTATGTTAACGATATAGGCAAACAAACAAAGGACGATAAAATGGCTCACATCTATCACACCAAATGGACCCGCGCTCGTAAGACTTGGAACAAAGCGCTTAAAGATAATAATAACGACGCGATGAAAGTAATAGAATTATTTACATCTGCCGCGTCTGAGGCACGCAGTATGGCTCGCAAATACCCAGATACTGTTGCTGGCATCCGAGCCGACCGCGCATCCAACATCGCCACTTATGGCATCAACTTGGCATTTGGAAAAGACTTAGCCAAATAATCAAACGGGGGCTACGGCCCCCACATAAACAAAGGAAAACACAATGAAGAAAATGATCGAACGCACCGCAGAATTTGTATTTCTGTGCGCCCTAGTCAGCATCCCGCTGTTCTTTTCGGGAGGCTTCTAATGATTAAGCAGCTATTAATTGTAAGCGCGCCAAAAGGCGGCTTCGCCTTTTCGTGGGTCCAAGGTGACGATAAGTCAACACAGTGCTTTATACCGGCTTACGTTGCCGCTGAAGCTGGCTTTGCGCTTGCCGCTGGCGACACTGTCTCAGCAACCATTGCGCCCAACTTTGCAGACAAGTCTGCCAGCACACCTTGGCAAGCTGTTAAGCTGCATTCGAATGGCGTGGAGGTGCAAAAGGAAGTGCCTAAAATTCAAGTTGAGCCAGCGCCGCAAACGCAAAAGCAGATTGACGCCGCAAGATACCACCTAGATCAGCGCGTCATGGATTTCGTCAGCAACACAGCCTACGCAACGACAGGCGAGATCGCATCCGCCTGCCATATTGACCAGAGAACAGCCGGCAACTCAGCCCAGCGATGGTTCAACAAGGACAAGATGGCGCGTGCTGATGTCTATCGAAAGTCGGGTCTGTCGAAGCCATCATTCGTGCTGTACGCCTCAGACGCCCACAACTTTCTGGAGGAGGACCAGTGATTGCCGCAGCAATCTTGGCCGCTGTCGTGTATTTTGAAGCGAACAACGCAGTCACAGAATGTCGCCTGCCTGAGTGTTCACTGCGCCCACAGGCGCGGCCAGAGGGAGGTAAGTCATGATTGAGTGCCCAGAATGCGGAGGAAGTGGCGAGGTTGAGGTGGATTATTATGCGCCTCAGAGTGCAAGTAGAGATGTGGGCGACGTCTACAGTCTTATAGAGGAATGCCCGCTATGTGACGGTAGCGGCGAAATAGAGGTTGAATAAATAATGGTAAACGTAATCGGAGAGCATAATGTACAATTCGAAACAATCAGATCACATAGCGGAGCAGTCGCAAATCATCCTCAATCGCTTGATGCGGATCAACGACATCATGCTGGAGCGCAGCTCAGTGAAGGATCGCCCAAATTTGAAACAGCAATGCGAGGAAATGCGTGCGCTCTTGGAGATGTTGAAGCGATCCCTCCGGCGTTGACCAAGGCAGAACGTGCCGAAGAGAAACTTGGCATGGCAATGCTGCGCGAAGCCTTGCACGATCATCGCATCCCCAACCCACCCAAATGGCGTCAGGCAACGGCACTAGCCCAAGCTCGCCGAGCGCAACTTACAAATGAGCGTCGGGAGCGTGTAAAGCTTTACGCAGAGGAAGGCGTTTTTACAGTACCTCAAGTCGCTCAAATGGAGCGCGTCGTCCAGACCACGATCAGGGCGGACTGTCAGGTGCTGGGTGTTAGACTGCGTGCAAGTGCAATTAAGACGACGCCGTATCAAGAGGACATTTCGGCGCGTCGGGATCGACTTGAGGAAATGGCCAGCACTATGATTACTAAGCACGCAGCCGCCGCTGAATTGGGCGTCTCGGAGGCCACTGTCCGGAGAGATATAATGATAATGAGGATCAGGTGGAAAGGGGGCAACCAATGAGTGACCGAAGAATATTAATGTTGGAAAATAATCTGAATGAGGCTCGCACGTTAATCAGCGTTCTTCAGAGCAAGGTTGCCCGCCAGCGCGATGACATAACGCGCCTGAGAGATCGCGACATCATCAGCATGTCGGATAAGAAACAGATGGCTAAAGAGCTGAACGAATTTAGGGACGCAGAAAATGACTAAGAACAAACGCCATCCAATCCAGCAGCACACCAAGGATATCTGGAAGCTCAGCAACCAGAATGTGCCTCAACGTGAAATCACAAAGATGCTCAACCTTAATCAAGGCGTTGTCAGCGGTGCCATCAACAGGGGGCGCAAATCAGGCCATTGCAATCAGAAGGTGCGCAACAAAACTACCGTTCGCAACAGCTCTCCGCTGACGTATGGCTACATCGGCCAAATAATTGACGCATTGTCTGTTGATCAATTAGACTGGTTGCTGAGCGAAGCAGAAGGCGTGGGTTATAGCACTGCGGCTGAATACGCTGCGGAGCTGGTTATGGACGCTTATGAGGAAGCTAAGCATGGAAAATAAATCAGTAAAGCACGACGCCGGCAAGCCACGGGTGGACCTATTCCCACCGCAAGCAATCTTGGCCATATCTGAGGTGTTGGGATACGGAGCTGAAAAGTATTCAGACCACAACTGGCAAGAGAATGGCGGCATGAGCTATTCGAGAATGTATGCGGCTGCACAGAGGCACATGCTGTCGTTCTGGGATGGCGAGCAAGCAGACGGGGAGACTGGCATGTCACACCTCGCGCACGCAGCCTGTTGCATCGTCTTTCTGTTGAGCTATGAGATCGACGGCAACGGAATAGATGACCGCCGAAACTAAAGTAAAAACAGACCCTCTATATCATCGTCTTCGGCCTGTTGAGTAAAGTCAGCGGG